TCAGCGTTATCCGCGCGTTAAGCCATAGAGTAATCAAAGCATCTTTTTCACCAATGCGCTATTCATGGCGAAGCGGCAGACAAAAAGAACCCCAGCAAGGAATAGTGAAGAGGAATGCGGACTTGAAATATTTACATAAATATATCAATGCATTAGAGCATGGTGACCATTTTAAACTTGCACATAACTGTATATTATCACAGTATTCCTGTGTGTTTTTATGCCGTCAGGACCCCCTGCAGGTCCCCCTGAGTGACTGCGGCGCGAGGTAACATAAATGGCTTACTACAGTATCGAAAAAAGAGCGACATCTAAGGGCGAAATTAAATATCGCTGTACCGTCGGTGTAAAGAAAGACGGTGTAATAATTTTCCGGGAACGCCAGACCTTTTCAAAGCTAGCAGCTGCCAAAAGCTGGGGAGTGATGCGTGTTGCGGACATTGAGCAGAATGGCGTTCCTTCTGCCAATACGCAGCAAGCCACCACCTTTGGCGAACTATTAGACCTTTATACAAAACATCCAAACATCAAGTTTGGTAAGAGTAAAAATTGGTCGCTGAACCTTATCCGCCGTTGTGAAATCTCAGAAATCGCCTTATCGGAATTCACGACAAATACATTCATTGAGCACGCCAGATTGCGTGAGGCGCAGGGAGCTGGCCCATCCACTATCAGAAATGATATCGCTTTCATCGGCTCGGTGCTGAGTTCTGCTGAACCCATGTTTAATTTAAGAGTTGATCTGCAGTGTTACCAGCAAGCGAAGTATCAGCTTAAAAAGTTGGGTATGACCGCAAGTTCCCAAAAAAGGAGCCGCCGGCCCACTCAGGATGAAACTAACGCTCTTCTGATAGCACTTGAGACACGCTCGCGCCGTTCTAATCTAAAAATCCCTTTCCATCGTATTTTCCTTTTTTCGATTCTCTCATGCATGCGGATTGGTGAGGTAACAAGTTTACGGTGGGATGATATTGACCATAAGCAAAAGGCCATACTTGTTCGTGATCGAAAGCACCCCAGAAAAAAGCTGGGCAATCACATGTATGTGGCATTGCTCGGTGAAGCTTGGGATATCGTCATGGAGCAACCGAAGACCAGCGAACTGATATTTCCATTTAAACACAAGCGGATATCAATCGTATTTGGAGAAGAAAGAAACAAACTGGGTATCGAGGATTTACGCTACCATGACCTACGCAGGGAGGGTGCAAGTCGCTTATTTGAAGCGGGCTTTGTTCTGGAGGAAGTTGCACAGGTGACAGGGCATCGTTCACTGAAAACGCTATGGCAGATTTACACAGAGCTTTATCCTCGGTCACTTCATGATCGATATAAAGCGCTCCAGGAGAGCCGCGGTATACCCTCAACTCCGCCTATAAATCCAACTGAAATTATTGGTGACTAAATAGCGGGGAACACGCAAAGGTTTGCAGGATTTTCACACCTTTGCGTGTCTAAACTTCCCCAGCATTCACATAAGCTATTAACTTAAATTTGTATCAGAATGGCGACTCATCATTACCTTGCAGTGCTGTGATTTCATGCGTCACAACACCGACAATCGCAATGTCTTCGAGCAGATCGCTTTCCAGAATCATTCCTTCATCCGTGATGACGCGGCGCGGATGTAGAAAAATCTTTGCCCATTCCAGAAAGCCCGACATGTCCAGCAAGACGGTATCGCCGCTTTGCGGCATTCTCATTGCATCAACAATACATGTCCGCCCTTTCAGTTCCCTGACGAAGCATGATCTGCTCGTTTGCAATATCTGATGAAGCGGCTGCATCACAAACGTCACTTCGCAACGGGTAGGTCCGAATACCTTGTGGTGTAAGCCGGTGACAGCATTTCGCGCTTCATCGCCCAGGATTTCTGTATGCCCTGTCCTGCGAACCATAGTTTCCCCTTCCCGCTTTGGTTAAGCACGTCAACAACACGCATCAGCGCCTCGCTGTTAGGCTGTGGCTGAAATTCATCGAACAGATTGAGCTGTGCGATGCCCTGGCTGAAAAAATCGCCCAGCATCACACCTGCTTTCATATAACGGTGTCCGTCAAGCCAGATGCGGTCCAGCACTTCCATAGCGACGCGGATGATGTCGCGGGAGTCATTCGACGGAGTCAGAAGCTTACCCATCGCCTGATTGCCGTAGAACACCTCATCCACCGCGTGCGGGCTGGTTCTAACAAACACGGCAATCTGACGGCAGTACTGACGCTCTCCGCGCAGCTTCTCAGCAGCTCGCGCTGCGAAATTGCATACGGCTTCGCGCATATCCTCGTATTTTGTTATCCGGCTGCCGAACGAACGTGAACAGACGATCTGCTGCTTTGTCGGCGCAAACTCTTCCAGCTCAAGGCACGGCTCTCCGCGCAGCTCCCTGACTGTTCGCTCAAGCACAACGTTAAAATGCTTCCTGATTATCCAGGTGCTCTGCTCTGCCAGGTCTTTCGCGGTTTCGATGCCCATCGCGTTAAGCTTCTTGCTGATGCGCCGGCCAACACCCCAGACATCCTCAACCGGTACCAGCGCCATCAGCTTACGCTGGCGCTCTACGTTGGACAGATCAACAACGCCGCCGGTCTGCGTCCACTTTTTGGCCGCGTGATTAGCCAGCTTCGCCAGCGTCTTGGTCTGCGCGATGCCAACGCCTACGGTCAGGTGCGTTTCACGATATACGCGCTCGCGAATCTCGCGCCCGTATTCCTCCAGCGGCTTATAGCGTCGCATGCCCGTCAGGTTCATGAAAGCTTCGTCAATCGAGTAGATTTCTACGGCTGGCGCCATATCCTCCAGCGTGGTCATCACCCGGTTACTCATGTCAGCGTAAAGCGCGTAGTTAGAGCTGAACACCTGCACTCTGTGCCGGCGCAGTTCATCCTTCATCTTGAAGAAGGGATCGCCCATTTTGATGCCAATTTTCTTTGCCTCTGCAGAGCGAGCGATAACGCAGCCGTCATTGTTGCTCAGCACAACTACCGGCCTTCCGCGCAGGTCTGGTCTGAACACCGTTTCGCAGCTGGCGTAGAACGAGTTAACGTCCACGAGCGCGAACATCTACTGGCCTATATTTTTTATTGCGTGGCGGACCACGCCGAACACTTCGAACTGATCGGCATCATCGATAGGGATTATGGAGTGTGCCGAGTTCATCGGCTTGAGATGCAGGAAGGGGCGCAGCATCAGCTGCTTCACGGTGAATTCACCGGCGAGGGAGGCAACGACAACATCGCCGTGACCGGCTTTAAGTGAGCTGTCTACAACCAGCATGTCGCCATCGTTGATGCCCCCTTCAATCATCGAATCCCCGCTGACCTTGATAAAATAGGTCGCGCTGGGATGCTGCACCAGAAGGTTGTTGAGGTCGATCCGCTGTTCAACATAGTCCTGCGCAGGCGATGGGAAGCCGCATGGCACGCGGCTTACATAGAGTGGCAACTCCATAATGGCGCGGATTTCCGCTGGTCTTAAAAGCTCCATTTTCGTGATCTCAAAAAGTTACTGTATATAAATACAGTAATATCAATCACCGAAAATGATCAAGCCGCTGCGGTTGAGGTTTTTGTAAAGCCTTTGGCGGGTAAGGATATTTATTTTTTTGTGCTATTGGTGGGTAAACTATGAGGCCGAAAATTCTTCAGGGATTTACGCGATCTTAACGTTACGCTTTTCCCCACAGACTATGATGAATGGGTAACACAGCAATGCTGCTGCGTTCGAGAGTAGATTACCCTTGTTTTCAGCCAGGTATGGCTGGATTTAACCGCTCGACGAGACAATGCCAATACCAGGGATGTTTGGCTCGGAACTGATGCCGCCCGAATATCCGTTCGGGCTTTTTTTCGCCTGCCGCTTGGCTCCGCTTTCCGCTGCGTTCTACCCTGAAAATACCCCACCCCGTAGCCTGCTCAGATCGGCGCGGTACACACCTGCCCCGTCGCCGGGGCTTTTTTATGCATCCAGACCGTCGATAGCTTTCATGCGCGACTCAAGTTCGGCAAGACGAACTTCCATCTTGCTGATAATCCCTTCCTGCTTAGTGATTGTTTCTCCCTGTGATTTAACCAAATCCTTAAGGTTGGCAACGTATCCAACAAGCCATGCAGCCAGCCCGGAGTAATTAATGCTCAGCAGGTCGGGATACTCTTCATTCCAGTAATATTCAGATACCAGGTCAGGCAATACTGCCTGCAGGTCCTGAGCAACGATGCCTAACTCTTTTGTAGTATCTTTTAAATCTGCCGGGGTGCCCTTGTCATAACGTTGTGGCACAATTTTATCGATAATATCAATGTCATAGTCTATGGGCTGAAAATTACTTTTTAATCGACGGTCTGACGTGAGGGCTGTGCCCGATGCGTAAACAGTTCCGTCACTGCGAAAGCTTCCGTCATTTCTCATTTCCCACAGCTTAAAGTTACCGCTTATTGTCAAAATAAACCGGCTCGCCCAGTAGTTACCATTGCTCACATATAGGGTGTGCTGCAGAGTTGTATTTGTATCTGGGCCGTTAGCCTCGAGCATATAATTGTAACCATCGTTGCTGTTGGCGGTCCATCCTGACGTATTCTTTTTGAATCCGCCTTTGGCACTCTGGAACAGTTGCCCAGTCATGGTGCCACCAGATTTTTGCAAAGCTCCATCAATTCGTGAATCATTACCAGCGGCAACAGTTCCTGAAGCGGTTCCAACATCCAGAACTGCGGCACCCTTAAGCCCAAGATTTGTACGCGCAGTGGCTTTATCAGTGAGGCTGTTTAGATTGTCTGCTTTGGTCAGAACGTCAGCAGTATTAGCTTTGCCGGCAAACTGCGTTGCCATGTATCCCCAGCTCGGGCCGGTGAAAGTCGTACGGTCCGGGCGCGTCACTGTCACTGACTGATCGCTGCTGTAAATCTTCTGCCAGTTCTGGAAATCCAGAATGCGGCCGCGCGCAACCTGTGCGAAGTCATTGAGGATTTTTTGCGTGATCGCAACCTGCAGTGATGCCGGCACGGCGTTCCAGGCGATACCTGTTGTTGTGGGCCCGTCATACGCAACGGCCAAGATCAGCTGTGTGTCAGACGTAACCGAAGATGCCACCAGTGTGTATGGTGTGCCGCCAACGGTAACGTATACGAAATCACCAGGCTTGAGTTCTGTGGTAAAGCTGGTCCCGGTTCCGGTGACGGTTGCTGAGTTATTTGTTAAAGCGATAGTACCTGCTGACATGGTTTTCTCCGGGCAATAAAAAACCCGGCACTTTGGCCGGGTTTTCTATGATCAGGGCTGCTGCGCCGGGTGCCTCCCAGTAAGCCGTACAGTCATTGGCTCGCGCTTCTCGTTTCCATCTTCTGCAAGCAGAGAGATCCGACTGTGACGCCCCGCCGCATAGGGGGATTCGCAGCAGCGAATGAAATCTAACTTAACTTAGCGGCAAATTGAAGACTTAAGTTTTATCGCATGTAGAAATTTTGAAGTTATTCGCGCTTACCCACTTCCATCCGAAAGGATTACCAGCATAGAACTGAGTCTGGTTGGCTTGCTTGCGAACGCCATAAATTGGCACGCTTGTGTCTTGCCCGCCGATAGAAGCCACGGCAGTGCACTGCTGTGGAGGCAGGGACTGACAGCCAGACGCAGCGAAAGCTAATGCTATTAACATAATCTTTTTCATGGTAATCCTTAATCGTACGCTTTACCTTATCATGCACTTAATTATGTTTTTTTCAAATCTAAAAAGAGATCAAAACGATTAATATCTTTCCACATTTATAGCTGTCAGACGGTTTCTGTAATTTAAAAAGGTACCATTTGCCGATGCTCCTTCGTAATTACCTATATACCCACTGGCAATTTGTGAAGTAGTACCATTGAATCGGGAGCTGGACGCAAATTGCGCCACTACTGGCATTGGCTGGCCGCCTTGATTTATAGTTCCAGAGAAGTACCCTGTGTAAACCGGAGCAACAGCCCACTGCCCGCTTAATGTTGTGCTGAACTTGTACCCTGAGGAAGTATCAACCGTTGAGTCTCCAAGATTTTGCACATCGCGCAGCACTTTGGTTTCATTGGTTAGAATGCACCTCCCTTGTGCATCATTTATCTGTATACCCCATGATGGAATAGGCTGAAATTGGTAACCAAAGATAAATACATTTATCTGCCTGGTAGCTCCAGCATACCTCAATCTCCATACGTTTCCTGATATCTCAAGAGCCTCACATGTAGACAGGCTTCCTCCTTGTGCGCCATTGCTGTTAACAAAAACGTAGCGCGGAGTTCCATCACCAGTAAAAAGGTCTATTAGTCCTGATCCGGAGTTTATAGTCCTTTTTTCAAGCAAAGTTAATGGCATCGTATCAGCTATGTAAAATGGAACGCCAGAGCCGTCAGTTAACAGTGCGCCGTAGGACATGGCATCACCTCGCAAAAACCAGAATATTTCCGGGCACGTTCGGGAACGTCCCCGTTGAATAATCCGAGGAATCTACCTGAGCAACGATAACACTAGCGCCGCTTATGTATATTTTCTTCCTCCCATTACCTGAGCGATCGGCGCTTGCTTGGAATAAATAATCAAGAGAGTATCCACTTGGTACGGAGTAAGCTTGGCTGTAATTACTCACAGCATCTATAGACATAACACCCAAAGAATTCACCTTTACTAATCCAGTGTTATTATCGACGCCGTTTGCATCCCATGTTCCGAATCCGTATGCCATTAGCTGAGTTTCCCCATTCTCACGCGCAGAACACCATTACCGTCATAAACCGAAATCTGGTTATTGGTCTGCACCATGCGCCCATTTCCCGCTTCATAGCCGTTGTTTTCAAAGGTTCCGCTTTTATCCAGTCTCCAGCCAACCTGACCAGCGACATAGTTATTGGACTGGATGAAGCCGCCGATCATTGCGTTCGTAATCCACCCCTCTCCGATGAAAGCCTGGTTAATGAGCACCTGACCATCTTTGATGATGAACGGGGAGAAGACGCTGTTACCGCTGCCGCTGGCGACCACGAACTGGTTTGCGTTTACCGCAAATCGCGTCACCACTTCACTGCCGTTAATGGTCACGGCTACAGACATGCCGGCATCATAATTGGTGCCGCCATATTTGATGCCTGTCTTCAGCGTGTAGATTGCAGAGCCGCCGCTAGCGTCAGCATAGGCGACCATCCTTTCGGCGATCGCGGCTTCGTTATCTGCAAACCTGGCTGTCACTGCGGTTTGCAGATCAGCTACCGATTTCTCAGCATCCGCCGCCACCTTTTGCGCCTGAAGAATACCGGCGGAGTTCTCACCAAAGTGGGCCCACTGCTGCTCTACGTGGTCGTAATTTGCGAGGATGCTTTCAGCCAGCGCTTCAGGATCGGTGATCAGCGGGTCAAGCAACGCTTTACCATCATCTGATTCCAGATAGTCTTTGAAAGCATCTTCAATCAAGTCATTAGCGTTGACGTTCGACATGCCCGGCACAAACGCTGTCCAGTCGCCTGTATTGCCGATTTTGTCCACCAGCCGCGCGCGGTACCATCGCCGAACTCCGGCAGGCATCGGACCATGCTGATAGCTGACGCCGGGATATGGCACGTAAGCCAGAAACTGCGGGTTCATCCCGTCCGCTGTCGTAGCCACCTGAATTTCGGTGTAAGCCGTATCGCCGGCACCGTCAGGAAATGCCCATGTAACGTCGATGGCCCATACCACGTTGTCGGTCGCAAAGAGGTTTACCGGCGTGCCAGGCTTGCCGATCTTCCCGGTAAGCGGCGTGGAATCCGAATAGCCCCACGGTGATGACACTTCCGCCGCGTTGACGCCGCGCACACGAACATCGTAAACGCCGGTGTAGATTCCACTGATGCTAAAGCCCTGCGCGCTGGTCTGGCTGACGTTAATCCAGTCGCCTTTATCCTTACGCCACTGTGCAACGTAGCTTATAGCCCCCTCGACGCGGTCCCACGTAACCTGCATGCTGGCAACGGACAGCCCCTGCTCGACGAAGCTGATTTCTGTAACCTGAATGTTGGCCGGCGGTTTCAGCACGCTGATGGGCGTAACGGTGATAGGCGCTGGCTCAATGCGCACGCCATCGTCGATATAGCGGTATTTATTGGGATCATGCTGCACGCCGGCGACCGTAAATGTTCCGTCGCCGTTGGCTGCAATCGATGTGACGCGGAAATACTGGATAGCCAGGTTATCACTGTCGATAGCCCATACCGCGCCCGCTTCCGGCGTCATACGGAAGTTAGTGGATACAGTCACCGTCCGTTTGTCACTGCTGACTGACGCAATGGTGCGGGTCTGCGCCGTACCGTCAGGCAGGTTAACCACCAGCCGATCGCCAGCTGCGTACTCAATGGCGCGGTCCAGCTTCACGCTGCGGCCATTTACCGCGCTGATGCGCCCGCCGTTTTGCTTTCCACTGCGGAAAGGGTCCGCAACGCCAATAATCTGCGCCGGCAGCGGGATAATTCCATCAAGACCTACGCCAAATGATATCGTCCCGTCTTTTGCGTTTGACAACAGCGCCCAGCGAGCACGGCGGTGAGCTTCACTTTGCGACGTGCAGCCGATGGCGGTCAGGCTCATTTCACGTACGCCATATCGCGCTACCAGATCAGAATCGTAAACGCTCTCAACGGTGTCAGAATAATGATTAACCGGATCAGAGTAGCTGGCCTGGCATGATGTATAGCGATTTTTATAGCTGCCTCCGGCGTAGGTGAACAGGCCATCTATTACGTTTGAGGAATGGTAGGTAAAGTCGGTATCAACATTGCCGTCTGCATCCTCCTGTGGCACATCAGCCTTAACAAAAATCTGACTGTTACCCCAGAAAGTAATACCCCGGAAGATTGCCGCGATATCCTTCAGAACGGTATATGCGTCCTGCTGGCTCTGAATGAACACGTTACAGGTAAAGCGCGGCTCTGTTCCGCCGGCACCATTGGGCACCAACTGATCGCAGTACTGCGCTATAGAATAGAGCTCCCACTTATCGATCATGGACGCATCGACGCGCGTGCCCATGCCATAAATTTTATCCAGAACCAGGTCGTAGAAAATCCACGCCGGGTTGTTGGTGTAGGCGTACTTAAAATCGCCCTGCCACACGCCGCTGTAAGTGCGGCTGACAGGATCGTAAGTTGTCGGCACGCGAACCAGCTTGCCCTTCGGTTTGCAGGTTACTTTTGGGGCCTGACCATTGAACTGTGATGCATCGACCTCGATATAGAGTAGCGCCGTATTGGGGTACCGTAGTTTGCTGTCGATGACCTCGGCGAACGAAAATACCTTGAACGCGTTGATTAGCTTGGAAGAGCTGGAATCGGCGGTAATACGGCGCACGCGGATTGACCATCCGGTGGTCGCTTTTGGCAGGTCTATGCGGTGATCACGCTGATATTCAGACGTAGTTTTACCGTCGAAACGTCCATCCACTACCTGCACCCATGAGCCGCCATCTGTGGAGAGATCGATAGCGTACTGAGTAACGGTGCCGACCATGTCGCCGTTATCTTTGTACTGATACTGAACGGGCAGGCTCAGCTTGATGCGCACCGCGTCCAGCGAGAGATTGGAGTACTGGCGCGTCCAGGGTACTGGCTGCGTAACAGTCACGCCGACGGAGAGCTCGTTATCCACCTCCGGCATGCCCTGAATGTAACTCTGGTCCTGCGTGCCTTTACGCCAGTCCCAAACAACGCCCGTGAAGTTATAGGAGCCGTCATCGTTCGCCAGCTGCGTATCATTCAGGTAAATCTGCTGGGCGGTCAGATCGCCCTGAATCTCACCCTCTGAAATTGCCAGAACCATCTTCAGCTTAGCGACTGACAGCAGATCGTCGGCCTGCTCTACCGGCGTGTGAGCACTTCCGCCGCCGCCCTTTTTACCCTGGTAAACTGTTTCGCCGTCGATAAGTCGCATATTTCACCCATAAAAAAAGCCACCCGGAGGTGGCTTTCGCTGCTGACTGTAGTTTATTGCTGATCGCTGGTATAACTTCCTGCGCTGATGATGGCGCCGCCAATTTCACGCTGGCCGTAAAGCACCGGAACGGGATAGCCCATCGCGACCGTGTTCACCGGCGCGCCAAACGCATAGTTCGGTTTGTTATCCGTGCTTGATGAGGCTCCGACGTTGAATTTTGGCTGAGGGGTTAGCATCTGCACGACGCCGCCCAGCAGCATGCTGATACCTAATCCTGTAAGTGCTGTAGTCGTTGCGGTCGCTGCAGCAGCACTGATGCCGGCAAAGGCGGCAAAAGACGCGCCAGCTGTAAAGAAAGCGGCCACAAGAGCAACAGCACCAATGATTATCTGCAGCGTACCGCCTCGTTTAGAACCCTGCAGGATAGGCTCCATCTCAAATTCAGTCGCGGCGGAGGACATGTCGAACTCCTGCAGACCAATATTTTGCCTGTTACTGAAGAAAGCGAACTTGACACCCTGCAGATGGGCATTAGAAACGTATTTTTGGAAGCCAGGAACCTGAGAGCACATCGCGCGGATCAGTTCACGGAGATCGGCAACGTGAAACTGATGCACCGCACCAAACTTTTTCGCCATCAGGCCTTTCAGCCGCATTGTTTTAAGCATCCATCAATTCCTTACGGCGCACCACGCGCACGGTTCGGTTGCGCCAGTAATCACCGTACGGGACGCGGGTTGAAAGGTTTCCTGAGTTATGGTGCAGCATCAGGTTATCGCCAAGATAAATCGCGGCGTGATTGGTCACCGCTGACTGGACGCGCATCATAATCATGTCGCCCTCGCGCATCTCTGCCGGGTCAACCTGCACGAAGCCCTCTGCCTGCCAGTTGTCGTCGTAACGGTTTTCTTTGCCGTCGAGCCACCACTCATAATTTACCGACCAGTTATTCAGCACGATGCCGTGCTCCTGACGGTAGTAATCCATAATCAGCGTCCAGCAATCGGCAAACCCCAGCACCCACGGTCGCCCGACGAGTTCACGGTCACCGCGCGGGCTGATTGTGCAGAAATCTCCATCAGGCCAGGACATTATCCCCCACTCGATGCCGGAGTAATCACACTGCACGCGGTCCATCTCGGACGGGATAAGCTGTGGCACGTCCGGATGAGAATGCACAACCATCAGAATGGTGCCTAATTTCTCAGCTGACCGCTTTTCTTTGTCGGGTATCAGGAAATCTTCTGTCGGATTGTCGGAAACGTTTGTGCACGGAATGTATTCCTGCGCTCTGCCAACCTGCACGACCAGACCACAGGCTTCTTTCGGATACTCAGCAGCAACGTGTTCCGTAATGGCCGCCATAATTTTCTTACGCATTTCTATTTACCCTGCAGGTTAGCCGCCGGAAATCCGCCAAATGAAAGCGGCTGATCTTCACCGAAGCGTGCTTTGCAGTCGGCCAGGCGGCCACCGCACACATCTTTTGAAGGGTCATCGGTAGGCGTGCCGTCTTTGGCAAAGTATCGGTTTCCGGCATAGTCACATCCGGTGCCGGTGCGGTACCAGCCACGCATGCACCAGGTGCATACCGGCGTTATCTGCCGCGATGGCAGCTGAAGGCTCTGAATGTCAAACGGCGAGCAAAGCTCGAATTCAACAACCGATCGAGTCTCGGCGGTTTTTGCATTAACGTAGAAAAGCTGAAGGCGCTCTTCCTGCGGATTGGCATTAGGATTGCCCTGCTCCCAGTTCGCCGCATCCAGATATTTCGCCATCGTGGTGTGTATTTTCACTTTGGCTTTAACCAGATCGTCAAACTGGAGGCAGAGTGCTGTCACGTAATTCCCCACATTACCGACAGAGAGCTTTGGTGTGGGCTGTGCACCAGAGTTACTCATCTCCAGTCCGCTCAGTTCGTAGGGATGCGGATCGTACTCGTTTCCCTGCCAGATAATTGACGGAAGGTTGTCGGCTGCAAACGACTTCCACCCATCGGTGGCCAGGTTATAAGCATGAAAGCGCAGGATGGTATCCATCCCGAACTCGGTGCCATCAACCTCGATCAGCTGTACCAGACTGCCCGGCTCAAGCTGCTGAATATCCTGCGTGAGGCTCATAATCTACCCAATAAAAAAGGGCGCCCAGCGCCCTGTTAGTTGTGGTGACATGTCACGGTGCAAACGCCTGCTCAAACGTGAAGGCTATTTCCACGAAGTTACCGTTTATGAAGTTGGGGCGGATTGAATCCGACTTGACGCGATAAAGCTTTTTTTCGCCCCACGGGTTAACCCACCAGCAAGATGCAGTGACGTGTGCCTTGAGGAATGCGCGAACCAGCGCCATTTCTGCCCTACTTCCGCTGCAGGTGACCGGCCACGATTCCACCTCGCTGTTAATGCCAGTTCCTGCAACCTGTTTATAGCCGTCACCGAACTGCGCCTGTAGCGTTGAAACCGTGACTTGCTCTGTCGCGCCGGTTCTCACACACCAGCTAAATTCATCGATAGCCATGCTCTACCCTGCCCAGCCTTTGTGTTTAGCCCTGCCGGGATAATATTCCGCCCGGCGTCATTTCTTTGCGAGCCCAGTCATTGATGGTTTTCTCAATCATGCCCTTCAGCTGCTGTGCTGCAGTAGTCGTGTTGGCCGTACTGGTTTCGCCAGCCCCTCCGCCCTGAATGGTGACGGGTGCGCTCACTGATATACTGGTACCAGCAGTGCCGCCGCCCGTGCCTACCGCTCTTACACCTAGCGAACCATCCGCAGCACGCGTCAGCGGCATGATCGCTTCCGGCCCGGCCTCTCCCATCAGGCCAGCGCCTTTCGCGAAGGCAAATAACGTTGGCGAGCTGACCACCGAGCCGCTGTACTGGCTCAGGTCGTGGGACTGGTAAACGCCGCCTTTGGCATTAAGCGTAAGGTTATTGTAAGCGCCGCTGCTGAATGCATTGCTTGAAGATGCACCGCTAGCCGCAGCACCACCTACCGCGCCACCCACTGAGCTGACAAGGCCACCAATGAGGTTAACTGCAGCCATCTGCAGCGCGACTTTTGCGATCATGCTGAGCACAGAACTGGCCCAGTCTTTCCAGCTGGCTTTGTTACCCATCAGCATGCTGGCAACATTATCCAGCGCGCTGTCCATGCTGCTGCTGACAACGCCGGCCGCCGCCGTTGAGTAATCCGATGATGCATCCAGCCAGTTCGCCAGGCCATCGCTGACGCCGCCCATCCAGTCCGACTGCATGGCGTCCATGCTTTTGTAATAGTCCTCCTGAATCTTCAGGCGGTCCGACATGGCGCTGCTTAGCGCGC